TCTGCATATTTAAAAGCTGCTGAATACCCTGTGCAAATGCCATAGCACCCTGCACTTGCATCATTGTTTTCTGCACATCTTCGCTTTCAGCACCAAATAAAGCCATTGCACCAGTAACGGCAGAAATACCACCCGCCAAACCTTGTGCAACTGTTGCAACAGCTTCAAATTTATCAGGGTTTAAACCTGCAACACGCTGTTGAAAATCTCCCATTTGGTCTTTGAGTTCTGCAACTCTTTTGGCAGCGGCAACAGCTTCGGGTGAAAATTCACCAAACTGCTGCGCTAACCTTATTGCTTCCTGAGTAGCTTCCCTGATTTGGGTTTTTATAGATTTGAAGCTGTCAAGCCCTTGCGCTAATTTGGTAACCTTTTCAGCTGCTGCCTGTGCTTCCTTGCTGCTTTCGCCAAATTCTTTCGCAATCTTTTTGGCTTCGGCTTCGGCTGCCTTGATTTCTTCTTTTAACTTTTTAACCTGTTCCGCACCGCTTACCGATGCGTTAAGTTTTATTCCAACTATTGTTTCTGCCATTTTATTTGTTTGTTAATGCGTACCATTCTGTCCCGTCACATACAAGACAAGCCGTTCCGTAATGATTATTTATTGTGTAATTTGCTGCCCCGTCAATCAACTGGTCTGCGTATGCGTCAATGGTGAGTGTTCCCTGCGCACCTTTTTTTACAATCCAATATAATTTGTTGGATGCGGTTGATGCGTCAGGTAATGTCAATGTGTGGTTTCCTGTTCCAAGCGAAATAATTATATCGTCATGTAATTGAAGAGTATAATTGTTAGCCGGGAAAGCAAAACGATTTGTGCCAAAATTATTTGCTGTCATCAACTGCCCTTGCAGCCATACTTCGTCAGCCCCTACATTCTGCACACCCTCACCAATCACGATGCTGCGTTCACTATCGGGAAGGAATGTTGTTCCGCTTGTCGCAAAGGCAGCATTTGCCCTGCCGTAGTTTGTCACCGCATCCCCGGCAACAATGCCATCACCCACCGCATTGAAGTCACCCAGCGAAAACCCTTTGTTTTGGATTACCTTACCGGGAAGGTTGCCGCCACCAATCGGGTCTTTTTCGGTTTCCTGTGTGTCACCACCGCCACCACTTGACTGCGTACCACCACCGCCCACGCTTCCGGTTGTTGCTGTGAATGTAGGCCCTGTTTTAAGGAACAGAAACTCACAGATATTTACCGATGGGTTAATCGGGTCATAGTCCTCAATCTTATTCAGGCGGAAGTAATTGCCATCAAAGAAATACAAGTCACGGAATGACAGCTTTTCCATGTCGGCCGGGGTAAGGTAGAAACTACCCTTTACCAACTTGCTGTCCTTGTCCGTGATTTCATTGATGTACTTGCGCCAATAGGCATTATAAAGGTTGTTGTTGGTTACGGGTGTATTTGACTGCAAACCGATGTAACGGGGTAGCCCGAAATTGATGTCGGTTGTCGAAGCCAACGGATCATCCAAATGCCCCATGAAAGGATATTTGGTTTCAATGGTAAAAGGCGGTACAAATGTACCCCTTCTTTTTCCTTCGGTTGCGTAATAGTTACCGCACGTTTTCACCTTGTACTGCAATATCCGCAAGTTGCCTGACTTTGTGCTTTCGGATGCAGTCTGAATTTCAGGTAGGTATTTATCCAATTCGTTTTGTGGCTTGACAATCAATGTCGGTACAAAGCCCACTTCGATTTTCTTTTCATCTTTCACAAAGTCATTTTGAACCAATATCTGTCTGTCACCATAAATCCGTGCATAGTCCTCTTTGTAGTTCTTATTGCCGTCATCGTCACCCTCTTTGTAGGTAAAGATATATTTACCTGCTTCAAGTTCACCCATCGGGGTAATTTCAAGCGGCTGCGATAAATCCCGTTTTTCTGTCCAATCCCTGACCGTATTGAGCAAAAATTCCTCACGCGGTAAAACCACCAGCGTTTTATCAATTTCGGTAGCTTCGATGTAAAGATTGAACATGGTGAAAAGCCACCGCATAAATTCACGCTGCTTTGTTTCTACACCATTGAAAAACCCCGTCAAATCCATTGTATCTCCAAGGCCGTAAATACCATCTACAATTCCGTTGTAAAACTTGCTGCCAGAATTTTGTGTGTATGTATTTGATATTGGTACATATTTGTTTACAGCAGCTTCAAACACATAAACATCATCAAATTTGATTTCAACATAATCGCCACTATTTAAAACAATGTTTTCAAAAACAACAGTATTGTCAATAGAAAATGAAGTGCCTGATGTAGTTGACTTATATATTGGTTGACTTGTTCTTAATTTTATACCATTTACATATAAGAAATAAGAAACAGAATAATCAGAATTTGGGTCTACGTTTGTTATGGATGCGTTTGTGTATAAAAAAAAGTCATAGCGTTGCCCAGAATAATCATTTGTAAATATAGATGTTGCTGAGTCATACTGATTTGATGGGTCGCTTATTTCACTTGTAAAAAGAATTTTCTGTCCTGATGAATATGTTGTACCACTCGCTGCTGGTATTTCTGCTTCAAACTGCCTATTTTGTATTTGGGTTTCCGAAAGGAACGGCATCCGAGATGGACACGGCACAACCAATCTTTTGAACTGCGCTGTGTTGAAAAACGAACCGCTGCTGTATGTGTACCCTGCACCGCTAAATATTTTATCAACCACCGTTTTCGCATAGATATACGGGGTGACATCGTTTAAATCTAATTTCTTATAATCGGCATAAATACCGGGGTCAACCCACCCGTACACATATCCCTCACCAATGGGTGCGCCACCGCTGAAATTAACATATCCGCTGCTGTTTTTGATTATCGAAGTGTCCCATGAATTGAATATGTTGGTCGCATTCAGCACGTGATTGTACTCGGTAAAGTCCAAGTCTTCAAGTTTGGCATCTGAAATCTTGGCAAACAGGTCAGCCAACTCCCCGTGCATTGAGCATTCATACTCAATTTGGTTTAAATCATTCACCTTAATCGACAACAAACGGATAAAACCTTCTATCTGGGTGACTTCATCCACCGTTAGCAGCGCATCGGCTTTCAAGTTCGGGTTGAAATCAGGGCTGAAATTGGTGGATGTCGTGTTGCGGATGCTCAAATTCAAATCAAACAAGTGGGTAAACAGCTTGTTATTTGTTTTTGTACCGGGCAGGGTGAACGTCTTTGTCCAATCCGATGATCTGCTTTCAGGTTCACGGATGTCGGCAATGGATTTGTTTATCTGTATTCCGAAATCACTTGGTAGGTCAACGCTGTACCCACCACAAACTAATCTTACGTTGTTCATGCGTTTTGCAACCTTTCGGGTTCTGTATATTCAACTGTGATTTGCAGGTTGTTCGGGCCGTCAATATAATCAAACACCTCATAATTGGTGTCTGTGATATTGACAGGAATGTCACCCAAGAAAACCACCGGGGATGCAATCAAATCTTGCAACCACTCAAACTCAACTTCATTCAGCCAGTTTGTGTTCAGGACAACCTGCTTTGTCTTTTCGGTAGCATAGGAAGTCATCCCATGCTTTGTTTTGTCATACGCAAATGTGTTGCCAGTCAGGGTGTAGTTATTGCGTTTGAACTGCTTTCTGCTAACGCTGTATTTGTCACGTGATGCCATGCTGCACCGAACACTTTCAAAGCCACCCAACGGGTTCAGGAAGTAAAGGTATTGCGGCACATATTTGCTGCATTCTTCCACCACATCAAAGCGGTACACCTCGCTGAAATTGCCACCAATCGTCTGGGTGAACTGTATGGTGTAATATGCCGTGCCAACAGGCACAACACTACCGGGTGTTCCCGATGTCAACTCCCCTGCTGTGAGTGCATTTAACTGAACCACACCTGCACCAAATCTAACCATGAATTGTGATGTGTCTGCTGTGCTTGGAGTCCAAGGCAACTTTAAATAACTTGTGGCAATGACTGAACCTGCGGCATTGTATGCTATCACCTTTGGTTCGATGTTAAAACCGAGCAGCAAAAAATACAAGTAGTCGTACTGCTCACGGGTCACAATCCTTGGCCGCACACGTGTGAGAAATTTGGCTGAATTGGGTGTGACATTTATCTTGTAAGTGTCGGGTGTTTCACTTCCGTACAGATTAAACAACCCGTTCCACACATATTTACCCGTGTCGGATGCAAGGTTCAGGTATTCAGTACCGCCATATTCCTCGCCAAATTCAACTGAATATGCAAGGTAGCTATTATTGCACTTGCTGATTGCAGTCAGGTTTTGGGTAAAATCGTATGTCACATAGTTTTGCAATATGCGGCTGATGTTGAACACCCCCTTGTCGGTAGTGCCGTGAAATATCGGGGCTTTCAGTTTGGCAATGGTCGTGCCTGATGCGTTTTTTATTACCGCAATAAACTTGAAATTTGCCTGTGCGTAGTTGGTCGAAGTGACCACGTATGAAACATCCGAATAAACCGGGGCGACATCGTTCGGCTCGGTATTGATAGTGATTGCCATTACTTAAAAAAGTAGGTTTTCGCCTACCTATGTAGTGACAATCTCACTTGTAACGTATGCGGTTATGGGTTTACCCAAGGCATCTCCCAAGTGCTGTGCGATTGCATCTATGTTGGCAGGGGTCAGCACATCGCCTATGAAGTTACCGCCCTTGTAACCGAACCGCTTAATAGTTCCCTTGCTGTGTATTTTTTTGGCTATCGCAATCGCCATAGATTTACGGGCTTCCAAAACCGACTGACCGCTTTCCTGTTTTGATTTGCGAACGGGAATACCTTTTGCAGTTATCCATTCCTCAATAGATTGCCACAGGAATTTACCGCCATTGTTTCCTTGCCTTGTTCTGCCCCTGCCTTGGTCTGCCCATAGGTAGTAACTTGCCATTTCGATTGGTACGGTCACTCCGTTTGCAGTTTCTTGAAAATCTAAAACCTTTGTTTCACCAATTAAATTACCTGTGGCTTTCAGTTTCTTTTGCCGCATGTCATCTTTTAACGCATCAACTAAACGCTGTGCAACTCCAATAACAAGGTCAGCAAGTAATGAATTTGGCATGGGGCTGTCAGGTATGCCGAACTTATCCAGCAACCCTTTGTTGATTGCATCCAGTTGCGCTTTGGTAATGTTCACATCTATAAAAGTAGAAACCCCGACACAATGGCCGGGGCTTCATCCGTATGGGATTTGCACCCATGTCCTCACAAAAGTGAGATGCTACTCAAAGGCAGTATTCATTCCTGCTTACACCAACGGTATTTCAAACTTACAACATTTC